CCCCCCTTTCCTCAAAGATTGTCCACGTCAACGTCCCCCTCCTCCGTGTCCACATCCCCCCCGCCTGCAACTGTAGCAGCAGCGGCCAGCTTGCGTGCCTCGGCCTCAGCCAGCTTGCGTGCCCGCCGCGGCAACGGTACATCTACGGCCTTATCCGCCGCAAACTCGTAGTTTCCGTCCCCCACCACAGCCCCGCTTCCGTCCACAACCTTGAACAGCACAGGGTTCACGCCCGCCCGCTCAAGACCCTTTTTTGCCGAGTCGTCAAAGATGCCCATGATGTAGGCTCCGCCCACGGCTGCAACAGCGGGTGCATTGCGCTTGACCGTGCCCTCGTCGTCCGACTCCCCAAGGTCATCCAGTGGCCGTTCAAGGCTGACAACTACAATGGTGCCAACAGCCATGTGAGCCCCGCCCTTTTTGCTCCGCAGGACGCCGCGAATTGCACAGCGACGCACCGCATTGTCCTCGCACAGGACGTCGCAACGCCCGCCACCAAGCATCCGGTCGATGCGACCTACTTGAAGCACCTGTAACGCGGCCGCCTGAGACAGGGTAAGTGCCTGAAGCCCCACGCGTGCTCGTGCATCAAGAAGCTCAAGCAGGTCGTCTGCTGCCTCCTTTGCCTTTGCCCCCCGCCAGCCCTGGCTCGCCCTTGCGCCCTTCTTGTGTCCTGAACCACCAGTAAGATTCTTCGGCATTTTGGCTTGTTTGCTTGCTTGCTTGCGTTAATAGCTACGACTTTCTTTGAGTCGTGATCTACCAGGCCAACATTAAATAAATATGATTTATGATTTCAATTTTTTTCGTTTGTTCGTACTATTGTATCTTACTAAAAACAAAAATCTTTGCATTTGTTTTGTTTTGTTTATTCCCATCTTTTATTTAACACTCACCAAATAATCACCGCCGTTTTCCCCCGTCCTCAAAGGAATCAGACACGGAATTCTCGTCGTCCTCTTCCTCATAGAACTCCCCATTGTCGTCCATCTCATCTTCGAAATCCTCCTCGTATGTTTCCGAATCAGCCCAACCTGTGGACAAACGGTGACCACCGTGAGCCCCACAATACTGCTCATTGCGAAGCAAGACGCGGAACATGGTCGAATTTTCACTAAGCACAGTCATATCATTTAGCCAAGACTCGTACGCCTTTTGCTCAGCCTTTTCCTGAAGCCGTCGCCTGTAGGTATCAAAGTCAGGACGCACAAACGTGGTGTATTCGCCGAGCCTGGCCTTTCTGGCCTCGGCAAGACGTGCCTCCACAGCTTTAGATATTGCCAACTCAGTTGCCAAGTTGATAGGCTTCTCACCATCGGGTTTAACCACAGCCTTTTTCTCACATGCCCCAAGCCCATCAGGAAACATCTCATCAAATGTCTGAACCTTCGCAGGCTCAGAATCAGTGACCCTGCTACTGTAGCCACCACCGTAGCCACTGCAGCCACCACCACTGTGGCCACCACCACCGTCGCCACCACCACCGCCACGGGTTTGCCGGCGTTTACCAAAAGCCACATTTCCAAATTCCCGTGGTTCTGCTACAGCATTTTGGCGGCGGCGCGATTGAACAGTTTGCCAAGCGTCGGACATTTTCTCAGTCTTTTTTGAGACTTTTAAATAATCAAAAGTTATATCCACATTTCAATTTTTTCATTTCGCCTAACCTTACTGTATTTTTACACCCGTGCCCATTTTAATTTTGGGTCTTAGTCACATGGGCTTCATTCAAAACAGCCACAAATTTGACAATAATTCTTACGAATTATTGTCAATAATGGCAATATTGCAGAAGATACTGAGAACCTGTCTAAATGGCACAGCATTTTTAAATCTTGTGATAAAATAGAGATGGTTATAAAATATATATCAAAACGTATATCAAATCCTATTAACTTAATGATTGGATTTATTTGTGTATTAATCATAGCAATCATTATAAAAAAACTGTACACACAATACAATACACCGCATATTGATACTATATGGGTAATAAATTTAGATAAAGATAAAGCCCGGATGGAAAATGTATTGAAACAGCAAAACTATCTACCTGTTGCCGTTCAGCGTTGGAAAGCGGCATACGGCAAAGAAGAGAATAGAAAACAAATAATGGCAGAAGGCGTTCAAGACATTATTTCCCGTAGTCCAAATAACGAAGAGAATAAAAAATCAGACAAGGTTCTATTAAGAGCTGGTGAAATTGGCTGTTGGTTAAGTCATAAACGGTTATTAACATATCTTTCAAAACAAGATTATCCGCCAAATTACGGCCACTTAATACTTGAAGACGATATTAAAATAGACCCCGACTTTATAAAAAAATGGAATAATGTGCGACACAATGTTCCGGACGATTGGGAAATGCTATATTTTGGTGTAGGAAATTTTAATGGAACAAAAATAAATAACGGGGTTTTTAAGCAAAAAAAGGTGCAGTCCGATTTTTGCAACTACGGTACATATTCATATATGGTTCGTCACAAATCTATATCTAAAATACTGGAAAAACTTGGATATATGATTGCTCCTATAGATGTACAATATTATAATTTATTAGACGGTATGAATATATATATATTAAATCCCTTTTTAATCACTGCAACCGAAGACTTAGGATCTTCAATAGACGCACAAGAAAAAAGAGAATATGTTACATAATATTTAACACATAAAGCTATGCAGTTGATACAGAATAAGTACGGTGAAGTATCTAAGTTAAGTACACCCGTTTCAGATGGGTGTACTTAATTTTATGGTAATTCATAGCTAAGGCCGTACGAAGTTGTACTCCCTTAGGAGGTACTTAACTTCGGTACTTGCTGGTACACAAGTTCACTGTGATTATCTACAATGAGCTGTTCTGTTAAGTACATTCATGTAAACATACGTAAAGTGAACCCGAGCACGCTAATCAAGGTGTTTTCGTCATTGTAAGTTAACCACTTCACGGTACATTTTCAATACGCAATGTATAAAGCTCACGCAATAAATCGTCTACGGTGTATCTAAAACGGGGGTCAATACGCAGTAATCCTTTAAACACGCCCATCTGACTTCTATGGTTTTTAATAAAAAAACCCGAACGTGTTATTCTTGTGTCAGTAATCATAGACAAATACATCTTTAATAAAATAACACCGACTGCCCACATATCGGTTGCCTTAGAATACTTTTTCACAAAATCAACTATATCAACGGGCATTTTATTTAATTTTGCAAATAAGTTCATTTCATCCTCAGCATTAATAACCGACGGATATAAATTACAAATACGGTCTATAATTGGTTTTTCACATATATCGCTTACAATTTTACCAATATCAAGTCCCAAAACTAATCCACCTAAATACCCCATTTCTGGTGAATAATTATCAAGTCTATATAAATACGGTATATCAATACAACTAATAGACAAATTACGTAGATTACAAAAACGTCCATAATCCGCTATACGAACTCGGCCATCGCCTTTATTAATTAAAATATCACTATTTTGTAAACTTACGCACACTAAATCTCTACTATGAAGTTGTTTTATTGACTCAGCAATATTTATCTGTATATTAAACCATCGGTCAAAAACTATAGCCTCTCCACTACGCAAGTAATCTGATATGTAAATATTATCTAAGCCCATATTTCTAAACGTATCATCAACAAATCCTGGAAGGTACGCGTTATTTATATGTTTTTCTCCAAAAAAGTATTTATCAAACTCCACAAGTTTTTCCGAAGAATTATAATAGATTTTTGACCTACGCAATGTAGAATTATTACGTTCCGTTTTACTTTTATTTTTAAGTGTATGTCTGTGCCCAGACATTATGTCTTCTTTCTATATCCCGAAATAAAATGCGTATTTTAGCACAGAAGGAAAAATAACATAAAATAGGGAGATGGACATAGTGTTCATAGGAATAGCATGTATGCTATTACTAGCAATTTTGATATACGAAATGGTTAAAGACGAAAAGCAGTCACAAATCGAAGGCTTCACAACAAAAAATCAGGATTATTTTGCAAAGTTTTATCCAAAGCGTAGTGACGTTTCACCAGGACAAACCACCGAAAAAGAGACACCCTGGGTGCGTGATTTAAGGTACAAAGAACAGTACGTCGATATACAAAAGCTAGGAACAAAGTCAGATTTATGTCGTGTAGTCTTTAAACCTGACGACCCCGGGAGTATGATATTAGCGTGTGCTTTAGCCGGCACAGACGGCACAACATCAGTAGGATACAGAACACTTTCTAAAAAAGAAGGATTCAAATTCAGTCGCGACGATTATTTTAGAGATGTAAATAACGATTTGCGGGATGACTATTGTCGTATTATTAAAGTCAGAGACTCACCTGAAGATAAATGGGAGCCATGGTGTGCTGTTACAGGCTTAGATAGCTTTCAAAATAAACAGATGCAAGATACCCAGCCACCTGAATATATAAGCGACCTTTTATGGTTTTACGAAGGTATAATGATGTGGTACCGCTTTAAAGATGACATGCTTGATTATGCCGAAAACACGAAGCTTGGTCTGGCCGGAAAAATAAATATTGACCAAAATCCTTTAGCAATAACAACAAGTGGCGTTAAATTAAACACTATCTTAGAATCGCAACGTGAACGCCCGCCACCCGCCGAACAGTTTATACGCGTAGGTGAAACAAGTGAAATGGAGTTGGAAAACAACGTGAATCTGAGAGAGCTCCGGGCATTTAGTGTATGGGTGAAGTTCGACATTTTTACAAATAACGCACGCATATTTGATTTTGGCAATGGGTCTGGACACGACAACGTATTTTTAGGAATAGAGGGCAAAGGAAATGATACAAAGCCACTTAATTCGAAGGTGGCAGAGCGACCAGCAAATGTGGTATGTACACGAAAAGCCCCAAAAGAGGTATCACCTGCGGAATATATGAAAATGACAGCGGTAAACGTGGAGCTTTATGAGTGCCCTGGTCCAGAGCCTATTGACAACGAAACGGAAGACCCGCCACAATCGGAAAACGAAGAAAGGCTACCAAAGCGGGCGAATCTTTTATTTGAAATATGGGACAAAGAACAGCGTAAAATGCGAATGAAGATCCTGGATTGTGTACAAGAAAACAAATGGCATCATATCGCATTTACAACAAAGGACACATCATTTGTCCCAGCATGGGAAGTATATATAGATGGTCTAAAAGTATTTACAAAGGAGGATGGTTGTCTGCCACAAACAAATTACACCACGATGAATTACATAGGTCGTTCAAACTGGGAAACGGCGCCAGGTCAAGGTGAATATAAGGACGAGCGATTCCGTGGCTCATTATTTGATTTCAGACTGTACAGAATACCGATGTCAGAAACGAAAATATTAAAAACTATAGAATGGGGTAAAAAAATAATAAACAAATAAGCCGGATACACTTCACGCTAGACCTCTGTTCATTTCATTACGGCATCGACAAAAATACAGCATATTAATATACATATATTATATAATGGACCATTTACAACAAAGATTTTTGATGTTTTTAATAGGATGCATCGGAATTCGCTCACTATTTGTTATTATTGCTAAATATATACATACGGAATATTTAAAGTATTTAGGTTTCCTGGCTTTACTACCTGCTATAGGGTTTATGTATATATATTTATCAGGATCCAGAAAAACAGGTGCAGAGGTATTTGGAGAGAAAATATGGTGGAATGATTTAAGACCTGTTCATTCTATTTTATATTTTTTATTTGCTTATAATGCTATTATAGGTAACACAAAATCTTGGATATATTTATTGGTAGATGTTTCAATTGGATTAATAAGTTTTTTAATACATCATTACACGAATGGTAATATTTTTAGGTTGTTAAATAGATAGTTTATTCACAGACCATTTTACCGCAAAGTCCCGAAGTTAAGTACACCCCCTCCAAAAGGGGTGTACTTAACCGTACCGGCCAGTACTGAAGTTAGGTACACCTTAAAGAGTAAAACTTCGCACGGCGACAGCTGTGCGAAGTCGTATCCCAAAGGGGGTATCTAACTTCGGCACTGGTCGGTACCTGACTTCGGTACTTTATGGTGTAAAGTTGGGCACCACTTTTATAGATTGTGATATTTAAATATACAGACACTGGCCTATTTGAAATGGTCGTTAGTCTAAAAAGCGATTTCCCCGAAGATGCGAACACCGGTATTAGACCAACGAACATTTCAAACCGGCAGAAACTGATTAAAATTGACTCATAATTTTCTTACGAAACTAATAGTAGATGGGCTGTATTTATCGTATAATTAATAAGATTGATGGTAAATCGTATATAGGACAATATTGTAAAGATAATCCGAAGCAACGATTTACTAAGCATAAAAGTCGTGCTAGAAAGGAGGATTCAACCGAATACTTATACAGAGCAATTAGAAAGCACGGGCTTGAAAACTTTGATTTCACAACAATATGTGTGTGTGGCAATAATGAATTGAATGACCTTGAGATAAAATATATTAAAGAATTTAATGCGTTTGGAGAGAATGGTTACAACATGACAATAGGGGGACAAGGTATAAAAAATTATAAGCATACGCCTGAAACAATAGAACGACTACGGGTATCAAGCACGGGAAAATTCCCAAATGATGAGACACGGAAGAAAATTTCAGAAGGGTTACTAGGTCACGGGTGTAGCGATGAGACAAGAGAGAAATTACGAAAAGCAAGTACTGGTGTTCCTAAAAAACCTGAAACGATTGAGAAATTGCGATTAGCATCTACTGGTAGAGTAGTTTCAAAAGAAACAGGTGAAAAATTAAGTAAGGCTTTAACAGGCAAACCTAAATCTACAGAACATATTGATAAAATAAAAGCGATTAAACGTAAATTATTGCCAGAAGATATACAATATATTAGAATAAATCCAGATAACCTTACAGGGGTTCAACTAGCAGAAAAATACAATAGTAGCAAGGCCTCAATATCAAGGATTATAAATAATAAGAGGTATGTTGATGAAGTGCCGGTTTGAAATGTTCGTTGGTCTAAATATACAATTAATTGCAATTAGTACATTCGGGTAGTTTTATCCCACTACCAGAAATATCACATGTTGAGCAGCCTGTGCTGGAAAGAACTGCTAATCCGCTACGACGTTTAATAGTCATTTCGGCACCCCTATTCACATTATCATATGTGCCAATAGACCCCCTTGAAGCAACTAAGTCCTTACGGATAGTTTGAAGACTGGCGTCGACGGCTTTTGGAAATTGTATGTTAGCAGGTTTACCTTCCTGTTTTATTGATTGAGCCACTGGCACAGGCACATTACCTAGTATACACGACCCCTCTGTAGCCATCCAATCCGTGCGTTTATAAACCCCATCACCATACTGTTTCAAGTTACCTCCAGATATTGCCCGTCCATTATTTTGCGTCAGTTTACGTAAATATTCCGAATGGCTAAGAGGCTCGGAACGACAAGGATTAGGTTTACAATACGCATCGGATCGTTTCGGGTCTTTATTTACAGGGTCGGGACATGCTTTTGGCGTATAAACGGGCACATATTTATTACTTGAAGGGGCAAACCCACGACAGCGACTTGTCATACTATTTATAGATTTGTAATATTTTTTTTTCCTTTGAATAGATGAATAGATAGGTGTTTGTATAAATTAAAATGAGCATATATACCGTGAAGTGCCGTAAAGTTAAGTAAACTCCTTTGAAAGGAAGTGTACTTCACAGCTACAGCCTTACGAAGTTGTACCCCCCAAAGGGAGTACCGTGAAGTACAGAAGTTAAGTACACCCCTTTTAGAGGAGTGTACTTAACTTCATGGTACTTAACAGCTACGGCCGTACTACAAGGGTGAGCGGGGTTGTTTGATCTGAAAATTTAAGGTATTTTATAATTTATATTATGTAAAAACTATAAAATACAAGTTGAATAAATAGTATTAAATCAAACAACTGTGCTCACCCGGATAAGTTGTACCCCCTTTGGTACACTTAACTTCGGTACTGGCCTGTACTTGACTTTCGTACAGACGGGTAGAAACAAAAAAATAAAAATGTATAAAGCCAAATAAGCAAGGTTAAGCAAGATGAGCGTTCTGACAATAGCGTTCCTTGCTAAATACCAAATAAATGCCCGATTTGGGGCATGCCTTATAGAGGCATTAGACGGTCTTAAATGTAAATCGGGATACATTATTAAAATAAAATACCTTATTGGAAAATCTAATCTAGCTCACGCCCGTTCAATAATTGTTACAGAATGGTATGATACAGCAACCCAAGGAGACTTATTTATGTTTATAGATTCCGACCACACATTTTTAGATGATGATATTTTAAAGGTTATCAATCAAAATGGTGACCTAAGAGCCGGCATATATGCGAATCGTGCCTCTGGTTCAACATCTATTCCAGAAACAAATGGATTTTTAACAACAGAAAACAACCCATTAGCCTTTGCTGCCACAGGTTTTCTTTGCTTCACGTACGATGCCTGTAAGCATATACATACATATATGAAACAATGCGAAAACCTCGACCGCGTAATTATTTCTGATAATATTCCGATAGAAGATAATTGTATCCCGTTTTTTCATCCATTAATAGACGAAATAAATACAACTGGGAAAAAGCATTGGTTAGGCGAAGACTTTTCATTTTCATTACGAGCAAAAAAGGCTGGATTAAAAATCCATGGAGCAGTTTTACACACTCTTGGACACGAGCTTCCATACATAGTAAAATACAAACCGAAAATACACCAACCTAAAAAATGGCCTACTAAATCAATAGTGTATTACTGTGGAAATTCGCGAATCCGGTTCGGGCCAGACGACATAAGCCTGGGCGGTTCCGAACAGGCAGTTGTTTTTCTGAGCAAAGAATTTGTAAAAAAAGGGTATGAAGTTGTTGTATACGGAAATGTAAACCCAACAATTCAAGATGGCGTAAAATATATAAGACATGAAGAATTTATACACGAAGATAATTTTCATATAATTATTTTATGGAGACGATACGGGATTGAAGTAATTCAAAATATAGAGTCCGCTGAAAGTATATTTATAGACTTACATGACCCAACAGACGCAAAATTAATACAATCAGAACACATACAAAAAAAAGTCAAAAAAATATTTTTAAAATCCCAATACCATCGCAGTTTATACCCGCAGTTACCGGATTCTAAAATTGAAATTATAGCAAACGGTTTACAGATAGAAAAAATAAAGAATCTTCCGCACGTTGACCGTTCCAATAAACGATTTTGCTACACATCATGTTACGAACGTGGATTAATACCCATACTTACCTATATGTGGCCACGAATCTTACAGGAAATACCTGACGCCGAACTCCATATTTTTTATGGAAATACGCTTACTTCGGAAAAAACTAACTATGTTTTGCTTCCGCTTTTAAAACAACAAGGTGTGTATGAACACGGTAGGCTCAGTCACACGGATGTTTTATTAGAAAGGAAACGTAGTTTAGCTCAACTATACTATACGGATAGCCCACTAGAAATTGATTGCTTATCTATTCGTGAGGCGGCATCTGTTGGTTGTGTACCCATAATATCCACAAAGGCCGTTTTTTCGGAACGTGCTGGTTTACATATTGAGGGTGACCCATCTTTAAAAGAATCGTTAGAATTAGCTGCCGAAGCAGTTATTAAATTATATAATTTGCCGTCCGGGAAATCAACACGATACAGGGTGGCACTAATAGCAAGTGCTTTAACACATAGTTGGTTAGAAACATCGGCATTATGGTTGAATAAAATGGGTTAAGTAATAAAGTTAAGTACCAGTCAGTGAATACGGGCTACAAGGATGAGCTGGGTTGTTTAAACTAAAAAATTTAAGGTATTTTATAATTTATATTACGTAAAAACTACAAAATATAAGTTGAATAAATGGTATTAAATCAAACAACTCAGCCTGCCCGGATAGTATTTTACAGTACGTTTTTTTGGTTATATTACATTATTACCTTAAATAAACAATGAGTTCTTGGTTACGCGATAATTCTATTAATCCCCCACAAAAGCCCGAACAAATTCCTGTTCTGTATTCCCCGACATTAACAATAACAAGCCCAGCCCCGGTAAGAACATTTGAAATGCCAACTACAAAGCGTACAACATTTGACTCTACAAACCCCACACCAAATCAGTTTTGGCGTACTGTTGAGGCACTGCCTGTTAATCCAACAAACGAACCACCATCAATTCGCACATTCAATTATCCATCCCGCATTAAGTTTAATAAGACGCCGAATTTGAAAGAACAAATATTAACCCCAAATTATCTGGAAAAATCACCGGAATCGGTTATTACAAGTGATAATTTAGAGAAAACGCCTAAACTAGTAACTACAGAAACGGTATGTAACACAGAAGTAAACAACACAGAAGTAAACAACACAGAAGTAAACAACACAGAAGTAAACAACACAGAAGTAAACAACACAGAAGTAAACAACACACAGACAACTAATTTACTAAGCGAAAACCAAATAATACCAACTTCAGCAAATCAAGAAAACCCGCAACAAAGGACATTTGAATATCCTTCACGTATCAAGTTTGTAAAAGGAGGAAATAAAATTTTAATACAAAAGCCATCCGTAGAATCAGCAGATTCAAGGGCTGTCGAAACGGGTCAAAATTCCTCCAGTCAAGAAAAAACGTCCATTAGAACATTTGACAATCAAATGCGTATGAAATTTGACCCTAAAGCAACGAAGGCATCTAGAAAACTGGAACCGTGGGTTAGGTTAGAACAGGAAAATAAAAAGCCAGAGCCTGAGGCTCTACCAAATATACCACAAAACGAAAGGCCACAAAATCCAAATGTAACAGTTATTATTGAGGATGTATCAAATGTAGAGTTTTTAGAGGGCACTTTACTTTCATTAACCCGACAAACATATCTAAACTGGATTGGTGTATTAGTACTAAAATCTTTAGATAATGATATTGTTAAATCAGTCAAACAAGCCCTCAATAAAATGAGAATCGGGAATATAATCGATGTACAATATTTCAACGAAAACTCCTCAGCAGATATATTAACAAAAATTTGCGAAGCCTCTAAGACGCCCTATATTTCATTATGCCGTTCATCCGATTTATGGGTTGCAAAAAAATTAGAACTGCAAATTGCCGAGTTGGAAGCAAAAGCAGATTTAGGTATAGTAGGAAGTATGGCACGTTATTTTGGTGATAAAATAGAACTGATAAAAGTCCCTCCTGGAAAGATTACAATTGAAGATTTCAAAAGGGGTAACCCACTAGTATATTCGTCCGTTGTAATGAGACGTGATATGGCCAAATTCACAAATGCTTACGAAAATTATGATTATGATTGCTGGCTTAGAAATTTTACAGAAAAAGACAACATAACAAATTTACCCCAAATATTGACTCTACAACGTGATAATAATCCTGACGTTTCTAAGCTAAATGACATGGAAATAATCCGTAAAAAATATGATATATAAAAAACTACAGGGGTAAGAAGGGTTGTTTGATCTGAAAAATTAAAGGTATTTTATAATTTATATTATGTAAAAACTACAAAATATAAGTTGAATAAATGGTATTTAATCAAACAACTGTGCTCGCCCGTATATAAATCATTCTCAATATATAAAGCATGGCTTTTTTTTAAAAAAAAAGTAGTTTAGAGCCTCAATGAAAATAAATCAACAACATTTAGACCCTAATCGCGTATGATAGCATTTATAGAATCATGATTAACAGGATTTTTAACGTTTTTAATACTTTTATAAATAGCAATTATGATGATTAACGCAATAACCCCAATGGCTCCAATAATTGCTGGATCAAATCTATTATCATTATTATTTGCATCTTTATTATACTTCGCAATATAGTAAGAATCATTATTAAATAACCTACATAAACCGTCGGTTTTGATTATATATGAACTATTTCCAATACAACTATCTTCATCCGAAGAACAAATCCAATTATAATTAATAAATGATGTATTAGAAATTAGCGAACAATTAAAGTCTTTATAAAAGGTCACATTCGGTTGTAGAACAGCATCACTTTTAATGAAAAATGTAGCTATCAAAAAATTCCTAAAGACCATTAAATTAAATAACTAAGCCTATATTTAGGTCATAACATTGTCTGAAATTGGGCAGCCGTACGCACAGGAATACCGTTCGCTAACGCCTTTTTTGTCTTTTCGTTCGATATGCTTTCATCTTTAATAACAAGCATTGTAACTTTTTTCCCAAACCCGTCGGCAATTTCAGCTCCATGTTTTTCAGCGGCCGCGGCTAAATCCTTAGGATGAAACCCAGTAAATAGAATAACTTGACCCTTTAATTTACCATCCGCAACAACTTTCACGGCAGCAACAGCCACTTTCGGTTTTATCCCAAGCTCTTCCATAAAACGCTTAAACGTCGGTAGATTAGACACAAACCCTTCGGCCGATTCTCTAGACCATCCAGGTATTTCCGCAATTGCGTCTACTAATTTAGCCGAAGGCAGCAAATTCTTAGGAACTATGCCAAAGGCCAGCTCCGTGCGTTTTGTACCGATTCCGCGTCCAAATATACCCGAACCAACAGCGTATTGAACAATAGTGGCCTTTTTCTTAGCCTCCGCAATTGCGTCAACTAGTTTTTTAGCACTTGTTTTTCCAAAACCGCCATCGGCCGCCAATAGCGTTTCCTCATCTAGCGTAAGTAGCTTAGAAATCGAAGTAACCCCAAGGTCATATAGTTTATTTATATTACCTTCCCCACAAAACGCAATTTCAAGCGTATTAGCAAAGTATAGCAACGCCTTTTTCTGTACATCAGGATTTTCGCCCAAATTATCCACAACCGCGTCTACATGGGTTTCATTCCAGTGCCACTTTACTGGTGGCATTTGCGGACCAGTCGGCGAAACAGATTTTACCTCTTTTATATATGGAATAACGTCACCTGAACGAATAATATCAATAAAAGCCCCAGGACCAATACCGTTTTCCTGAATCCAAGCAGCATTGAACCCGGTTGCGTATTGAATAATACTACCGCCAATATTTACAGGTTCAAAGTTAACAGTCGGCTTTAAATAACCGTCTTTAGACGCCTCCCATATAACTTTCAGAACTTCCGTGGTGGCCTGCTGTTCAGCAAACGACATCTTAAACGCAAACGCATGTTCGGGATTGCGACCAGTTGTGCGAGCATAAACAGCATCGTGACAAACAATAACACCGTCGATTTCGTATTTGGAGCTACCCTTTCTTGACGTAAGCATCTCTCCCAGACTTTCAATGCTTACGGCATCCACCGAACTCCACTGAGCCACAGAAAACGTTGATTTTGTATCAAGCAGTCTAAATTGCTGTGTTGCAGAAAGAGCCTCAGGAACAATCACTTCGTACGCAACAAACTCAATAAGCCCCATTAGTTCTCGACGCTCCTTAGTGACCGTCTTCTGATTGGATAGCCCGGTAACCATCTGCCTTGCCCCGCGCTTACCCTCAGCAACCTTGGCGTAATTTACCTTACTCACAATTAGTTCACCACGAACAGCATACGTATCCAGACCCGGGAAATCCCCGATCTGTATATGCGGAAGCATGTGTGTAATATCTTGGCCAATAGTACCGTCACCACGACTATACAAAGCCCGTTTTCCACCTTGCTTTATAACAAGTCCAGACATACCGTCAAGCTTATCGCTTATACAAAACCGCCCCTTATATTTAGTCAACCAACTATCTAAATTATTACGATCGGGCTTGATTTTATCCATTGACCCAAGAAAATACGGAAGCCTAACCTTATGTTTCTTTGCTTCGGCCCCAACCTCTTCAGCAACATCGGTGCGTCCAAACTTCCGAATCAAGGTTTCGCGTAACCTATCATAGTTTTCATCGCTAATCAAAGAAACACCGTCATTGTAATAAACATCGGAAAGATATTTTATCGTAGCCTCAAGCTGTTTCTTAGTCAACGCATTCATAGTTGGAAAGAAATCGGTCTGTAAGGCAGTAACAATCTTCTTAATGGTAGCACTCATTTCTTAATAATTCTATGTAATATTATTTAAATCAAATTTTTTTATCGCATATATTATTTACGATAAAAAAAAGGTGTTTTATGCGATAT